CCGCTAATGGGGGGGGACAAGGCGGACAGACCGGTTTATACAAGGTAAATATCCCTGACGGTGATTATGTTATAAGAAAACTAACGCCCGTAGAATGCGAGCGCCTGCAAACAGTCCCGGAAGGTTACACAGAGGGCGTATCCAATACGCAGCGTTACAAGATGTTAGGTAACGGTTGGACTGTTGACGTTATTAAGCATATTTTTGCAGGGATTTTAATGGAGGACTTAATATGAGAATAGGTTACGCAGATTACGAAAAAAGAGTAGACAGACTCGAAAAATGGGATAAAGCGGAAAAAATTTTAGGTTTTAAGTTACCTGTTTGCTATATTCTTACGGCAGCGCAAGGTTATAAAGTTATTAACGTTATTAAATTAGCTGAAATGTTAAAAGTACCGGACAAAATTTCTGTACAAGAATATCTGATTTTATTTTACGGTACGGAGTGCGCGGAGCTGGTGGACGGGTTAATATAATTTTACATAGACCTTGAAAAATTTTAGAAAGGAGTAAATAATATAAGTATGAAAAAATTCGCGATTTTATTTCTAATTTTTGCTTTTACAATGCCGGCGTACGCAGAGCAATTGCAATCAAAAAGCATACAGCAATTACTTATGGAAAATATGACGCCGCAGCAAAAAGAGGCGTATTTAAAGAAAACAGAACAGGAAAAAGCGCTTAAAGAGAAAAAAGCGGCGGAAAGAGAAGAGCGTTTGTGGGAAATTAAAAGGCTACAGCAAGCCGATAATGCGCAAAGTACAATTAATTTTTGCAATTACGCTAAAAATAGAATGGCTGAAATTGATAAAAGATATGCGCAAGGTATTTATTACGATTATATGACGGGGCAATGCGTAATGCCGGAGGTTCCTAAAACGCCGGCTATGGTTGATATTTATATGAATAACGGCGCGCATGGTACAGGATATATTTACTATTAATTTTTATTAAAGGCCTTGACAAGGCTTAATTTTTGTTGATAATGGTTAATATAAGGTTATATACCTTAATTGTCGAACACAGCGGCTCGTGAGCAGAGCGAACGGGTCGAGAGAGAATTTAAAACTTTTCGGAGGAATAAGAATGTCGAGAGTTATTAACGGCGTCTTGCACTATACTTCTGCGGAAATGGAGCAAAAATTTGGCGGTTCAGCGCAAATGTGGAGCCATTACGCAAGGCACGGAAAATTGCCGGCCGTAAAATGGGTTGATACTGCATGGTATTTTAACCCGGATGAAGTAAGTAAAGTAGGTGTAAAACCTAACGCATATCAAGGACGCGACAATGGACAACAAGGATAGTTTAATACTCGGTTATGAGGCCGCAGGTTATGTACTTACACCGCTTAACGGTAAAGTACCGGTTAATAAAAACTGGGTAAAAACAGAATATAATCCGCTTTTGACCGGCAGAGATTTTCCCGGAAATTACGGCGTAGTATTGCAATCAGATGATTTAGTTATAGATGTAGATCCGCGCCACTTCCCGGAAAAAACAAACGCTTTGCAGGAACTGGCGGACGCATTGGAATTAGGAAAACATCTGTCTGATACTTTTTGCGTAAAAACCGGCGGGGGCGGGTTCCATTATTATTTTAAAAAACCGGCGGATTTTGAAATCCGTAACGCATTAAAGGATTATCAAGGTATCGAGTTTAAAACCAAAGGGCAGCAGGTAGTAGGCGCGGGCAGCACACACCCGGAAACTAACCGAATGTATGAAGTATCGAGAAACGCCTTTAAACCGATACAAGCCCCGCAGGTATTACTCAATGCTTTAAAAAGGGACACAATCGGAATAAACGAAACGCCGGAAAATTTTGCCGACGACGAATCGGAAATACAGAGATATATCAAATATTTGCAGGGCGCCCCGGCGGCTATTGAAGGGCAGGGCGGTGATACATTAACATTTAAAATCGCATGCAGGGGCAGGGACTTCGGGCTTTCCGCTCAAAAAACTTATGAACTTATGTCGGAACATTGGAATCCGCGTTGTATTCCTGTTTGGAGTTTGGAGGATTTACGGAAAAAAGTTAATAACGCCTATTCTTATAACAGGGATGTTACCGGCAAAAATACGGCGGAAAGGGATTTTAAAACTTTTACGCTTGATGAGGAAACAATAGGCGAGCATGAGGAGGAATTGCGTTGGGATATTAATACGAAGGATAATACTCTAAAATCTACTATCCGTAACGTTGTTAATTACCTTCTTTGCAAAGAGTATCCGTTTTTAGGGATTTTAAAACTTAATGACTTCACGGGCGATATAACTTTTACAAGACCGGCCCCGTGGCATAACGGCAAAAAATTAGGGGCGTGGACAGATTCTGACGCAATTAACTTCAAATACTGGTTGAGCCGGGTAAGATGTTTTAACGTTTCAACCCCGCTATGTCAAGAGGCGGCCGTCATTGCGGCGGAAAAATTCCGGTATCATCCGGTAAGGGACTTTTTAAAATCCCTTACATGGGACGGAACGGAGCGCCTTGACACATGGCTTACAAAGTATGCGGGCGTTGACGATAATGTCTATACAAGGGCGGTAGGTCGTAAAACCTTATGCGGAGCGGTGGCCCGTGTATTTAACCCCGGTATAAAATTCGATACAATGCTTGTATTAGAAGGGGAGCAGGGCATAGGAAAAAGCACGCTTGTAAATATTTTAGGCGACGATTGGTACGGCGACGTATCTATTACGGATAACGACAAAGACACTATAGACGCTATGCGCGGTAACTGGATTATAGAAGTATCGGAAATGGTATGCAGCCGCAAAGTCGAAACGGATAAACTTAAATCTTTTTTAAGCAAAACGTCTGATAGAGTACGGCTTGCATATCGGAGGAATGCGGAGGATTATCCAAGACAGAGTATTTTTATAGGAACTATAAACCCGGAAGAAGGGAGCGGTTACTTAAAAGATACAACGGGTAACAGACGATTTTGGCCCGTAACATGCAGGAAAGTAGATATTGAGGGTTTAAGATCCGTCCGCGATCAATTATTAGCAGAGGCAACAGATAAGTATTTCAGAGGTGAAAAATTGTATTTAGAAGACGATATAGCAAGAATAGCGCATGAAGAAACGGAACTCCGGCGGCAAAAAGACGCATGGATAGATCCTATCTATAACTGGCTGTTAAGACCGGATATTGAAACGCAGGAACGCAGAACGGTAGTAACAGGGCGCGAGGTACTGGAGGAATGCATAGGAATACCCATAAGCAGAATAACTAACAGAGAGCTGAATAGAATTGCTCAAATAATGGTAAAAGAATTAGGTTGGGAAAAAGGGAAGTTTTGGCATAAAAAACTTAACAGGACTACTAACGGCTATCGGATAAAATATGCGGTAGGAGAATCGGAATTAAGGAGTTTTGGACTTATGTAGCAGCTAGCCGCTGCAACTTGACAAAGAAAGCATACCAAAGTTTGCCGGTTTTAAAGGGAGCTTTTAAAAAAATCAAAAGGAAAAACCGGCGCTTTAAAAGACATACAGGACTTACAGATGAAACAGTTAAAAGATTTTCAAAAAACAGGTGTAAAATTTTTAATAAGCAGAAATACGGCGCTGTTGGCGGATGATATGGGACTGGGAAAAACGGTACAGGCCGCGGCGGCAATAAACGAATTAAAACCGCAAAGGGTATTAGTCCTAACTCTTGCAAGTTTAAAAATTAACTGGGAACGCGAATTAAAAACATGGACTGATAAATATTACCGCTATCAGATTGTTTATAAAACGACCGATAAGATTGAATCCCGTGCAAATATCATTATATGCAATTATGATTTAATCATTTTTCCCGAAATTAAAAAGCAATTACGAAAATTGCATTATGATGTTATTATACTGGATGAGGCGCATAACCTCTCTAATATGGAAGCTAAACGCTCAACGGCGGTATACAGCGACATGGGACTTATAAGAACCGCTGACAGAGTTTATGCTTTAACCGGCACGCCCGTCAGAAACCGCCCGAAGGATTTTTATATTATGCTTAAAGTCCTTGCGCCGGAATGTATAGAACCGTATACAGGTTATGAAAGTTACGCGCAAAGATACTGCGCGGCATTTTATGATTCTTACGGAACGCTGAACGATAAAGGTGCGTCTAATATAGAGGAATTGGCGGAACGCATTAAACCCTTTATGCTAAGGCGTACAAAAAATGAGGTATTGCAGGAACTTCCGCCGCTTATAGAAAAAACGATTGAACTCGAATTAACGCCGGATATACAAACCGTGCTAGATAACGAATCCGAATTAGAGGAAGATATAAATGAATATAATAACAGCGGTTTGGGAGTACAGGCAACGGTAAGACGTGAGTTAGGACTTGCGAAACTTCCGCAGGTTTACGAATACGTTAAAAATATTTTGGCGCAGCAGGAAAAAGTTGTAATATTTGCTTATCATAGGGACGTTATTAACGCAATCCGTAAAGATTTCGCAGGCTGCGGCTGTCGTGTAATCATGGGCGGCATGGGAGCAAAATTAAAGCAAATGGAAGTAGATTTATTCGTTAATGACCCGAACAGCCGTATATTTATAGGTCAGTATACAGCGGCCGGATTCGGTATAGACGGATTACAAAAAGTTGCGAGCCATGTTATCTTTGCCGAAATGGACTGGGTACCGGGAAATATTGAGCAGGCGAGGGACAGAATCCGCCGGATAGGGCAGAATAATCCCGTAACGGCTCATTATCTCATTGTACCTAACACTTTGGAAGATAACATGCTGCAAGCAGTTATAAAAAAGGGTAAAGTGATTACCCGGTTATTGTCGAACACACAAGAAAGAAAAGAAAAGGAGGAAAAAGACATGACATTAGAACAATCACTCGAAAGAATCGCACAGGCACTGGAAACAATTGCAGGAGCAAAAACCCAATGCGCATGCGGCGCTTGTGAGGAACAAGGCCCGGCGGAAGAACCGAAACCGGCGGAGCAGCCTAAAAAGAAGGCAGCTAAAAAGAAAGCTGAAGCTAAACCGGTTGAAGCTGTACCGCAGGTAGTAGAGGCGGAACCTGTAGAAGAAGATACCGCGGATGACATTTTTGAAGTTTCGGCGCCGACGTTCACAAAGGATGACCTAATTAATGCTTTTAAAGATTTTTTAGGTAAATTCCCAAGTGAACAAAGAGGGGACGGGGTAGCCGCAGCAAAAGAAGTCTTAGCCAAGTACGGATATGATAAAGTACCTGATGTACAGGAAAAAGACTACGCCAATATTATTGACGGCTTAAAGGCGGCAGCATAATGGCGCCGGGAAACTTTCACAGTTCGGTAGGCGCGTCATCATGCGAACGTTGGTGGAATTGTCCGGGAAGTAACGCGCTTATAGCGAAACTTCCTCCGGCGGCCCCGACAAAATACGCGGCAGAAGGAACGGCAGCCCATGCTTTATGCGAAATGTATCTAACAAATAAAATACATCATAAATGCAAGTGGGACGCAACTTCTTGTATCGGGGAAGTCATTGAGGCGGATGATTTTAAATTTATAGTCAATGAGGAAATGGCTAATGCGGCTAACTTGTATGTAGATACAATTGTACAGGACGCCAAACGCATTGAATGTAATTTGAGAAAATCATGCCAAATAGAGGGTAAAGATAAAAACGCGTGGCAAAAAATGGATAAGGCCACACAGGAGTATATCTATACCCCGTGGACTAATATCGAGAAAGATTTTAACTTGAAAGATATTGATCCGGACGCACGCGGAACGAACGACGCCTCAATATATGTACCGGGCGAAACGCTTATTGTTTATGACTTTAAATACGGTGCGGGCGTGCCGGTTGAAGCTGTTGAAAATAAGCAAATGATGTACTACGCAATCGGCGCCGCCGGTAATAAGTTAATGGGATTTAAATCTATCGAACTTGTTATTGTACAGCCGAGAGCGGAACACCCGGAAGGCCCTGTAAGACGGTGGATAACAACGCCGGAACATATAGCGCAATTCGGCAGGGATTTAAAAGAGCATATTCAACAGACAAGGGAAGCAAATGCAAAAACGTGTACGGGTAAATGGTGCCGCTTTTGCAATGCTAAAATTATATGTCCGGCTATGCGCGATAAGTCCTACGAAATCGCTAAAGTTGACTTTGCAAAGGCGCCGCAGGGCAGCGTTATAAAACAGCCGTCCCAATTATCCAAAGAGGAATTAAAAATATTTTTGGATAACGCGGACTTACTGGAACAGTACATAGCCGCTGTAAGAGAGTACGCCTTTAGCGTTCTTGACAGAGGCGGCGAGATTGAAGGCTATAAACTCGTACGCAATAATAAAAAACACAGACAGTGGAGTCTTGCGGAGGCGGATATAGCCGCTATGTTGGAATTTGAGTTAGATGTAGACAGGCAAATGCTTTTTACCACTAAACTTAAATCACCGGCGCAGGTTGAAAAACTTATAAAAGGCAGCAAAGATATTGTAGCCGCTTATAGTTTCAGACCAGAAGGTGAGTTAAAACTCGTACGCGAAAGCGACCAAAGAGAAAAGCAATTACCGGGCGCGATTGCTGACTTCTCTAATAAAAAGATTGAGGCGCTCAATAACGGCTATGATGAATTAGGATTATAGCCAAGTCGAACACAAGAAAAAAAGGAGAAAAGACACATGGGAAGAAAAGTCTATACGCCTATGTTTAGGGCGTCATTCGTGAACGTATTTGCACCGAGAAAAAATGATCAGGGAAAAGATGAATACTCGGTAAAAATGATTTTTCCTAAAGACGCAGATCTTACGGAAATGAAAGAAATCGTAAAGGAAGCGGCGCAGGAAAAATGGGGGAATAATCCGCCTAAAGGATTACGGAATCCGTTTAGGGACGGGAACGAATCTAACCTTGAAAAATACCCGGAAGATAAGGACATGATAGTTGTTAATGCAAAAACTACATTAGCGCCTCCGGGAGTAGTGAATAGAAATTGTCAGCCTATTATGGATTCAAGAGAAGTATATTCCGGCTGTTATATGATTGCAACCGTAACCGCTTATGCTTATGACAATAAAGCTAAAGGCGTTTCTTTCGGATTGCAGAACCTTATGAAAGTAAAAGACGGCGAGCCTTTATCAGCAAGGGCAACGGCTGAAAGTGATTTCTCATCATTTAAGCCGCCGGTTGACGATAGCGACATGGATGACATATTCGGGTAGGAGGAGGCATGCAAAAGGTTCATCTTGATTTTGAAACCCGGAGCATGGAGGATGTTAAAACAGTAGGGGCGTGGCGCTATGCCACAGACCCCTCAACATCCGTATTATGCTTATGCTACCGTGAAGCCGGAGCAGAGGAAGTAAGAACAATTACAAAAGAGGAATTTGAATATTATGAAAGCGGCTTGTTCGACTTTATGTCGTACGATAACGATAATATAGAACATCTGATTGGGTTAGCGCGTAACCCTTATATTCGGTTTGTAGCGCATAATTCAATGTTTGAATACTGTATTTGGAATGAAATTCTTTATAAGAAATTAGGATTTCCTCCGCTTAATGATTTTGACCGTTGGGAATGTACGGCCTCAAAGGCGGCCGCCCATGCTCTGCCCCGTTCATTAGGTGAGTGTACTCATGCGCTTCATTTAAGCGAGGAAAAAGACGAAACCGGAAAACGCATAATGCTGCAATTATCTAAACCGCGTAAACCGAGTAAAACTGATCCCTCTATATGGTGTAATGACGCCGGTAAATTCCAAACGCTGTACAAATATTGCGCGCAGGATGTCGTGGTAGAGCAGGCAATAGATGAGGCTCTGCCGTCTTTAAGTCCTTTTGAACGTAAAATTTGGAAACTGGATCAAGAGATAAACTCGCGCGGCGTACGGATAGATACGCAGGCGCTTGATATAGCAATATCTTTTACTGAAAGGTTCAAGACTAAACTTAATAAGGAACTTTGCGAACTCACAGAGGGGCAGGTAAATAAGGCAACGGAAGTCGCGAAACTTACAAGGTACCTGCGTAATTTTGTAGATGAAAAAGAACTTCCAAGCCTTAACGCCGCAATCGTAACAGAGTTTTTAAAAACGTGCGAAGATAAAAAAATTAAACGATTGCTTGAAATAAGACAGCAGGCGGGAAAATCCTCTACATCTAAACTCGATAGGATAAAAGAGTGCATGTGCTTTGATAACAAGGTGCGTAATATCCTCGTTTATCATGGCACTTCTACCGGCAGGTGGGCGGGTTCCGGCATACAGGTACAGAACTTCCCGCGTGGGAATAAAAAATATGATATAGATTCTGTCATAGAGGTACTGAAACTTAATAATTATGACGCATTCTGTATGATATATCCTAACGTCGTAGACGCGATAAGCGCCGCGCTTAGAGGTTTCTTGATTGCGGATGAGGGCGGGGATTTAATAGCCGCAGATTTTTCAGCCATTGAGGCCCGTGTAGTTTTTTGGCTGTCCGGCGCGGAACGCGGATTAAAAGCGTTTAGAAATAATGAGGACATTTATTGCGAATTTGCGTCCGAAATCTATAAGCGAAAAATTACAAAAGCAGATAAGGATGAAAGACAATTAGGTAAAACCGGAGTATTAGGCTGCGGCTTTCAAATGGGCGCGAAACGGTTTAAGGCGCAGGTTAAGACGCTAACGGGCCTTGATATTTCAGAAGAAACAGCGAAGCTGATTGTCGATACTTACCGAACTACATACCCGGAAGTTGTTGCTTTTTGGTATTTACAGGAACAAGCGGCAGTTAAGGCAGTGAAAGAACGCGGAAAAACTATAACGGCGGGACCCGTAAAGTGGATGGTTTACGGACAATTTTTATATTGCCGGCTGCCGTCCGGCAGACTTATCGCTTACGCGGATCCGCAGACAGCGCCTATTGAAACATCATGGGGCGAAATTAAAGAGCAATTAACCTTTATGGCCGTAAACGCAACAACAAAAAAATGGGAACGGCAGCATACTTACGGCGGTTCATTAACCGAAAATATCGTACAGGGAACGGCAAGGGACTTAATGGCGTACGGTATGCTTAACCTTGAAAAAGCCGGCTATAAAATCAAATGGACAGTACACGACGAAGTTATAGCCTCCGTCCCGAAAGACGAAGGGAATGTAAAAGAATTTGAAACTCTGCTTGCCGCAACGCCGGACTGGGCTAAAGGCTGTCCGGTAAAGGCGGAAGGCTGGCGGGGTGTGAGGTATAGAAAATAATGGATTTTGTTCAATTACGAATATACTCAAAAACAAACGGAACGCATACCCTAAAACTCGATAGGGAAGATTATAAAACTCTGTTTAGTTTTCCCGGATTTAAGGGCATTTGTATCCAAAGTACAAATACCAAAAGAACCGGACGCAAACCGTCTTTATACCCGGTTATTTACGGTAAAAGCCCTTATACGGAAACGCCTTATGTTAAGCAGATCCACAGGGTGCTTATTCCGTCTGTGCCTGCCGGTCATGTTGTTGACCACATAAACGGCGACACTTTCGATAACAGAAAAACTAATTTAGAAGTAGTAACGCGGGCGGAAAATACCCGCCGCGCACAGAAAAAATAGGAGGAAAAATGTCAGAACTTAATAAGGAATTGGATCGTATATCATGCGATCTAGACGCATTAGAAGATATTTGTCTTGTTACGCAGGACGTTATAGAACAGATACCCGACGACAAAGAGCGACTAATAGATGTGCCTCTAAAATACCAACACAAATGGAACGCTGTTTCTATGGTCCACATAATACGGCGTGAGTTAGAACGCCTTAAAAACAAAGTAGATAAATTAGGGGGGGGAGTAAATAAAATTGCCGCATAAATTAGCGGAGCGGATGTATTACACCTGCCTGCGCAAAAAATATTACCGTTCCGAAGAAATAGCAAGGCAGGTGGCAAAAAGAGTAAAAGAGCAGAGGGGCATAACGCTTTACTGGTACGAATGCCCCTATTGCGGGTATTGGCATTTAACTAAGAAAGAGAGGCGGAATAATGACGGTAAAGGAAATATTCAATGAAGCAGAGGGTAACGATATAGAGCGGATAATTTTTAACAGATTCCGCCGGCATATCTTTATGCTTTATCCATACGCGGATGTGCAAATGCGGTTAATCAGTATAGTTGATGAACCCGGATATAATAACGGTGAATATTTTTTTATAGTATCGGAGTACATAAATTTCCTTATGGACATTCACCCGTATCATATTCAAAAAATGATTTGTATGGAATTTTATAACCCGTTTTTTGAGGATGACCTGCGAACATGTTTAAAAAATTTTATGGAAAGTACGACAAAATTAAAATCCTTGCCCGTTGAGAATGCCGCACAGAGGAAAAAACCATGCATGCGGGTATATTTTAGGGACAAAAAGAAAAACGTCTTAAAACGCATTTGGGAGGGCTTAGGTTTATGATTTATGTTTTGGGGATAGATCCGGGTGCGCATGGCGGCATGAGTTTGGTACAGCTAGACGGCGGACGGCGATATGCTATAGCTTTTGATAAAATAACCCTGCCGGAAATAGCGGCGTCAGTAAAAGCGATTAAAGAAATGACGGATCTATTAGGGGATTGCCTCGTAGGATTTATTGAGGAAGTACACTCAATGCCGAAAGACGGTAAGGTGCAGGCGTTTTCTTTCGGGAAAAATTACGGCTTTTTAATAGGCGTCTTAATCGCGCTGGGTATTCACATGTATGACGTTCCGCCTCAAAAGTGGCAGGCGGGCTTGAAGTTAAGAGTAAGGGGACTCGAATACCGGGACAAGAAAAAAGCATTAAAAGAAATCGCTCAAAAAAGATTCCCGGATCTTAAGCCGACACTCGACACCTGCGACGCTATGCTTATAGCGGAATACGGCAGGCAGGTGCTTTTATATGAGCATAAACTTGCGCGGACATAAAAAGAAAAGCGGCCGGATAATGACCGCTCCCTAATAGTCGTACTTCATACTTTGGGTTTTAGTTTAATTCTGCCTTTAGTGTTTCAGCGGCTTCCGTAAGGCTTTTACCTATAGCGCTAATCGCCTCAATACCTAATGTAAGTCCGGTTTTATGCGCCGCTTTTTTGGTTTCGTCTTCTTCTTTTTCATATTTATCAAGCAGTTTCAAAAGTGAATTTACTATTCTGTCTTTCTTTTTAGCGAGGCTCGAATACATGTAAGTCTTTGCCGCCGGAATAATTTTTTCTTCCATAAGTTTTGTGATAAAAGGTTTTGCAATCGCGAGAATAACCTTTAATTTTTCCTTCAAGTTTTTAATGTCCATAGTCCTTAACCTCCGTTTTTATAGTACCAGTTTGCTTTATTTCTGATAAAGTCCCCGACTTCCGATTGACTGACTTCCTTATATGGCGGCAGACAAATAATATCAATCTTGCCGGCGCTTGATGTTTTAGGGTTGAGTATACCGAATTCGTAATGCGTCATAACGTTTTTGGCATTTATAATAATCCCGTATTTTTTGGAAAGCTCCGCGATAAGTTTAAAACATCTTTCGCATTGAATCTTAGTAAGCGGGTATTTTCCCGTATCTTTGGCGGACTTAAATCCCGCCATACCGCACATTGCAATTCCGATTGAACCTGTATTGCCGCCGCCGGTATGCGCCGCATAATTTCCGTCAGTGCAATTTACGTTATCGGTTACTTTATGAGTGCCGGGATGTACCTCCCCGCTGCCGTCGATTAGATAATGATAATGGGATTTATCGGTAGCATTGGGTATATATGTTCCTGCGGTCCAGTGAACTATAATGCGTTTCATACTACTCATTTTCCCCTCCGATAAGTTTATCATATATCCGGTCGATCTTATTTTTCATATCGGTAATGTCTTCTTTGAGGTTTTCGCTGACTTCTTTAGTAGTATATTTTTTCTCGATTTCCCCGAGTATTTCCCTATGGACTCTCTCTAATTGTTCGGGCTTAACGAAAATATTTTGCTGCATAATGTACAGCACTATGTAGCCTATTACAAACGGAATATAAGTAGTAATATTCTCTAGATTCACCCGCTTTTACCTGCAAATTTTTTGTGTTCGACATTCTTATTATGTCCTATTTTTCAAATAAATGCAAGTGAAAAATTAAGATTTACATACTTCCGTTAAGCAAAGTTAAACTTCATTTTGAGTTTGTTTACGTTAATCACGGTTTCCGGGTTCCGCAAGTCCTCATCCGTAATCTGGTCGAGATAAACCCTTGCGGCTTTATAGTCCTTGAAGGCCTCTATAGCTGTTACCCTTGCTTTTTCCTGCGCCCTGACTTCCTGTAGTTTTCCTTTTTTACCGGAAATCTGTCTTACAACTTTTGTAAAGTATGCGCCGGGAATACGCGGCGTAAAGTCTTTGGTTCTTATCATTGCTTCCCATGTATTCAGCGCGCCGTACCTTTTAATAACAGATCGCGGATTAAAAACCCGCCAACCCTCTAGAATTTCTACCAAATAATTCCAGTCGCTTTTTGAAAGCTGTTTGTAATTTTCTTCCGTACCTTCCTCATGACATGAGTACCTTTGTGTAACTTCATGACTTCTATCATGACATGACACAACATGACTATGACATGAAGATAAATCCTTCTCTTTATGACATGATGACATGACATGATAACAAGAACCATCTAAAAAACTCTCTGTCGTTGAATTTGCGGCCATTCTCTCTACCTCCTCCGAAATTTTTGCGTACTACACTATTGACACCGGTATCGAAAATATGCTACAATCTAATCGCGAATTTAGATTATGGCTTGGTTATTACCGGGCCTTTTTTATTCTCTTAAATTTTTCGCTTTGTTAAGTTCCGTTAAAATCCCTTAACAAAACATGCATGATATTATCAGTCATGCTATACTTTTGTCAAGAGTTTAAAAAACTTTACAAAAGTTTGAAAAAGTTTAGGAAATTTTGAAATGGAAAAATTAGAACTAACCGCCTCCGAGTTAATGGAGGAGCTGCATTGGAAGAAATCAAAAGTTTATTACTGGCTCAATATGAAAAAGTTTGAAACTATTGAAACGCCGGAGGGCTTAAAAGCTGTAATAACAAGGGAACAATTGGAAAAGTACAAAGATTCGGAAAGTTTGGAAATTCCTAAAAATTCCGAAATAGTACAAAATGAGTGCGAAAATTTCCAAACAATTCCGAATAATTCCGAAAAAGTTGTTACGAAAAATTACGAAACTTTTTCAAAAAGTTTGGAAAATTCCCAAATCGAAGTTTTAGGAAAAGCAATTGAGGCCCTAAAGTTTGCTTTGGAAAATAACGGAAACCAAACAAAGTTATTAACGGATAGCGAAAATACCGTTAAAAATAAATACTTTGAGCTTAATGCTAATTATCAGACGCTTGAAATTAAGTACAACGATCTTTTAGAAAAGTTTAAAACTTTACAAAACGAGAATCTTAAACTTTCTCAAAAAATTTCGGAATATGAAAAGTCATGGTTTAAAAAACTGTTTACTAAAGAAAAGCAAGGGGATTAACCCTTGCTCTGAAAAGACTTACGACAATTTCTCAATGATTTCTTCCACCTGATTAACTGTGTAGCCCATGCGGAAAATTCTCGCGTTTGAATCTTCAATGAGTTCAAACTGATGTTTTTCTGTCGATACTTCTCCGTTAGCGTCAGTAACTTGTACGTTATCCACTCTGTGTGTACTGTCTGTTACACCTTCATCCGTTACAAGTCCTTTGTCAATCCAAATAAACCTGTCGTCTTTAAGTACTTCGAGAAACGCTTTTGTTTCTTTTGGAAAAAGTGCCTTTAAATTTTCTACGTCGTTCTTTGTTGAAATGTCTGTATACTTTGGAAATCCGCGCATTTTAACCTCCTTTATTTGTTTTTGTGCGTTTTCTAACATGCGGTCTAATCCTGTGCTTTGCCTAAAGTTGTAGGCGTCGGCATGCCCCGCCCAACCGCTTAGCGAGGCTAATGCTGATGTATAGTTTACCAGTGTAATAGTTTTCTTTTTTAACTTTCCCGGAAGTTTTTTAATCTTTTTCTTAAACCGTTTTGCCGTTCTTTTTTTAAGCAGGGTATGATCCGGGAAATGTCTGTACCCGATAAACTCTATACCGTCGCAGCAGCGTCTGATTTCTTTTTGGCTCAGCCGCAGCTTTAGTTTTTCTTTTAAAAATTCTTCTACTCTGTCAAGGTCTGATTTTAATTTTTGTAAGTCATTGCTGAAATATGCTTTGTTATCCATATAACGCGGCGCTAACTTCACTTTTAATTTGTGAGCGGTAAATTGATCTAATTCATTAAGCAAAAGGTTTCCTAAATGCTGACTTAATAAATTCCCGATAGGTACGTTTGTATCGCCGTCTATAGAGTAGATCACATCCTTTAAGAGTTCGAGCATTTTTTTATCCTTAATTTTTTTCTGCACAACGTTATACATAACATCATGCGAAATACTCGGGTAAAATTTTCTGATGTCTGTTAATCCGCAATATTTGTAATGCTTTACTCCGTATGATATTGCGGCCGAGCATTTGTGCTGTCCTTTATTAATCCTGCACGCGTAAGTATGATGTATTAAAAGTTTGTCCCAAATGGGCTGTAACACATTTACCATAGCATGCTGCAATATTCTGTCCGGCCATAGCGGCAGGATGTATAAAGTCCGTTCTTTCGGATCCTTTATTACCCTCGTTTCATATTCGCTTGTCGTATATCTGCCGCTGTCCACCAGTCGCATTAGCCACCTCATGTATCTATCTATCCGTTTTTTCCGGCGTTCCTTAAATTGCTCTTTGGATTCTCCGGGCCGGCGTCTGCCTAATATCTTTTTAACGTGCTGATTAGTGCTGCGCCCCTTTTTAGCTTTCTTAAACGCTAACCTAAAGTTGTCTAAAGTCATAAACAACTTCCATATATCGCCGTGTCTTTTCAAAATAAAAGCCCCTTATTTTCGTTGTTTTCACCCTACTAACAAAGGGCTTTTAGGTTGTGTGTTTTTCCTTGCGGAAAGGATATGAGTCCAGCCGTCATGCAATCCTAACCCCGAGTTAAGACCGCTATCTATCCGTATCCAACCGAGCGCCGACACATTCGTGTTCGTATTCAACGCGAGATTATTGCCATTACGAGCCGAAGGCCCTGCATAGCCCGAGTTATTCCAATTACCTCCGCCTATAAGCCGCTCGAATAGACTCATACCCTGCATGACTTATACAGCCCCCTTAGAACGGAGCGGACGGCTCCAACCGAGCGCCGACACAGCCGTGTTCGTATTCAACGCGAGATCAACGCCATTACGAGCCGAGGGCCCTGCATAGCCCGAGTCAGTCCACCTACCCCCGCCCAGAAGCCGGTAAATCGTACCATAGGTATAGGAGTCGGTATATCCCGTTGTACCCGAAGATTTCCAATCACTTCCGCCTGCCGGACCTCTTTCTTGCAGTATTGTCCACAAGCCGCCGCATGTACTTTCGTCGCCGCCGTCTGTCAGCATACGTATACTATTTTCGTTTTTCCAACCACCGGCTTTAGTACAAGACGCTTCCGCTTTACCATACACTGCTTTTAGTGGGACTATACCCTGTTCCGATATAGTAAAATCCAAACTTGTAGGAAATTCCCACCCTACAGAAGCAAGGTCTAATTCATGATCCCAAGTAGTACGGGAGCGGGTAACAGTTGCGCCGTATTCAAATACTGTATTTTTTCCTGTTCCCGATTGACGATATATTGTTTTCCATGCGTCGCGTTCCGGTACATATCTAGCGCCTGACGGACTTGCAACGGCAGGCTTATGCCACAAAGTCCATACGGAATTCGGGATAATATCCCCGGCATACCAACCGTTTAGCGAGTGGCTTGTTGTTATTGTTCCGGCGTCTGCACATAATGTATGGAATCCGCCTATACGTCTTGTATCAGTTGTCGTGTAACCTTCCGGCGCTGTCTTATTTAATGAGCATTTTAACGCTACATCATTATCGCCGTCCGGTACAATAAACAGACTGTAATCCTTACCGTTTGTTAAAGTACTGCCGGTATCAAGTATTGATTCTACGTTTACAGTCGTATCCGCCCAAACGCAAAACATCCTCGTACCTGTTGAAGTATCAAGTTTAATAAATGTATTCTTTTTGATAATGAGCTGCTTTCTGTTTGAATACACGATAAACTGATTACTTTCCGCGTTTACATCTTTAAGCGGCATATTGTAAAGGTTTCCGTCTGCTAATCGCGCCCATGATGTAAGATTGGATTTTTCCGGGAATTGCCCCGTTGATTCCTCAATAGTTGTACTAGCAATAACGTTATCATCACTAATCGTAATTCCCGCCCCTGCGGTGAGTTTATCCTGCTTATCCGTATATGGAATATAATACTCTCCGTTCGGGCCTTTAAGAAGTATGCGCGTAGCTGTTACTTCTTTGGTGGTGGTTGTTTGTGTTTCTGTTACTTCTTCATCTGCCATGTTGCTTTTCCTCCTGTCTTTAACCTATTACTACTTCTGTTATTCCGTTCTCAAGTTCTATTGTTACCTCATCATCATTGTATTTTTCCGAGAATAACATAGTTTCTTTTTCGCTTACGGTTACTGTTGTTGAACCTAATTTTTCAAAGAATAAGATACCGGATTTTTCATTAACATTTATTTGCGTCGGGCCAAGCAAATCATAAAAAAGCATATTCTTATAAATTGCCTGTATATATGCGGTTGCGTCTAATACTTTTTGTAGACTTTCCTCCGCTGTTTTTGTCATATTTTCAATTTCTGCTATAATCTCATCCGGGTTGAATTCGCTGTTTTTAATAGTTACTTTTCCGTCAACGACAGAATATACTAATGACTTTCCGTCCTGCGGATCTTCAATCCCTATATCTTCAAATTGGGAATACCCTTCAACCTTAGGCGTTCTGCCTACCTGTGATTGCAATTGCTGACAAATTAACGTCAATCTGTCTAATGCTGTTTCTATTGTTTCCTCCGGGAAATCCCCATCTGTCGGTACTTCCTCCGGCTGAATAATAGCAAGGTTTCTTACTCCGTAACAGTTATAGCCGGAATGAGCCGATTTAAGCGTGATAGTTCCGCCGTCTTTAATGCGGTTTTTTGTAATTGTATAATCAGTACCTAATGATAATAACGTTTGCTCATACGTTAGCTGATCAACAAGGTACACATCAAAATCTGTATCCTTAAGAATTTTGCAGCTAAAGTCATACGATAATACCGCGCTGCAATCAAATAAAAAGCTGTTATCTGTATTATATACCGACATCCTCTAATCCTCCTTTTTTCCTTTTTCCTCAATAGTGTACGGACTTACGCCGCTAAAGAGTTTAAATATTTCCCAAACTTTACCGTCATCCCTGTACTCGGGGAATTTTGTCCATACGTCCATACCGTATTTAATAGGGGTACCGGTATATGGACCTATAAAGTTTTTAAATATCTTGCACCATACTTCTATGAGATCCTCACTCTCAATATCGCCTTTATATTTCTTATCAAAAAATTTTGATACATCCTCTCTTAATCTGTTTGCCGGGCCAAAGATGTTTATATCCAAACTTTCAAAAGCGTCTATATCCGCCATATTAGGGTTATCAGTTTCCGCCCCGTACCACTTCATAGCAAGGGCTACGGCTGCCGATAACACTTGGCCCGCTACAGCAATAGATGTAAAAGGCCCGAGTATTGACGCCTTTAGTTGATCTTCGTCATCCCACGCGAAACCGTTGGCAACAAACTGCACAAGATTAGGTAATATAAAGTGCATAATTACAACCGTCTTAGCGGCCTTCATAATATGCGCCGGATCTTTAAAAAGTATCGCGTCCCTGACAGCATGGACTTCTGCCCTTAATTGTTTCATTTGGTCAGACATAAACATAACCATTGCTTTTTGGAGCGGGCCGCCCCTCTGCCATGAGCTTAACTGATCTATATGACCGGATTGCTGATAAGTGTCAACCGCTCTTTCAAAAGCCTCCATAGCCGCTTTGCTGTCGCCCGTCTTATCTAACGTATGTTTATACACCGCCCAGCCTCCGGCAACAATACTCCATTTATCACCTAATTGCGTAAAGAAATATAATGCCTGCCTAAAGTCCTTAAACTTAGTAATAGCCGCATATTCCTGCGAGCGGACAATATCTTTAATTTCCATATTGATAGAATTGGATCTATCCTTAAGCAAATACGATTCGCTCAATATCTTTGTTGCTTCTCTCGGATGTCTTACAAAATCCATAAAACCTTTAGCAAAATCTACGGCCGGTACTGCGTCAGAAAATACCCCTATCGCCGTAAGCTGCGTAAAAAATATTTTAGCCCTTGCGCCTAACGCCGCCGTTGTAAACAAATTACGCAATTTAGATATTGCATTCATTTCCGGCCTTGTAGATTGCACGCCGTCATTCATAATATCTTTAAGGTGCTGATCCACAATTTTTAGGAAGTCGTTGCCGTACTTATCCTTTATAATTTGCCGGATCTCATAGTTGCCGAATATGTTATTAGCGTCGGTTACAAATCCGTCCATAGCCATAAAATGCTCGCTTGTTGCAATATGTTCCTGCATAACGGCAATATCATTTAAAAAAGCTAAAGGCTTATCTGAATTTTTGCGGGAAATAAAATTACTCGGCGCCATACTTTTCTGATATGAATCCCTGTTCATCCAATCCCCCGCCCTGTCGCTGCCGTCAACCTGCCTTGAGATTGGAGAATAATAATCGTTGTACGGCATATCTATTCCGTATTTTTCCCTGTAAAATTCATTAAGCCTCTTATGATATTCCCGATAGAAATTAAATTCTGCGTCAATAAGCGCCATATCTTCCGGCGTTAAATACTCCTCCAGTAATTCCTGCGTGGATCTGTCAACTATTGTAAAATCGCGTTCACTTCTTAATTCGCCAAACAGCGTATCGAGTTCATTCCCGTTTTCTACATGCGTTTGTTTATCTTCAATATCCGCCTTAAAGGTGTACTTATTCTGTTCCCTCAAAGTTGTTTCTAAAGTCGGATCAAGCATTTCCATATACAGCTTCCGGGCCTCCGCTCTGCTCGCTTGTAATGTCTGCTTGTTTCCGTTAGCGTCCGTATATACACCGACATCCTCTATTTTTGTATCTTGTTTTACACGGTTATTAAACTCCCTCTCATTCTTGCACCCGAGCGCTTTCATGGCCATCCCCGCGAATTTATTAAAGCTGTCCATTTCCCCTTTAATGCGCGCCATTTTAGAAGGAAATACGTCAAGAATTTTTGCAAGTTTCCTATCCTTATCATGCAGACTTGCTATTTGCATAAGTCCGTCCCAACCTTCACTAATAACGTTAAACCGTCTTAGCGCCTGCCGTATTTCATTTTTAAAATCTTTTTTACGATTGCCCGTAGGTTCAACCGTTCCTATTATGGATTCTTTAGCCTCCGCAATGATTTTTTCTTTATGCTCTTTCTTTGCCTGCTCTCTAAACTCGCCGGCGATTTTACCGTCTTCCAAAAGCATTCTTATAGACCTTGCGGCATTTAATAACTCATGCGTGTTTTTCGATTTTAGTCCGCCGTAATTAAACAGTATCCTTACTGTTTCGGTTTCGTCATCTGTTAAGGCTCTTTCCCCTGCGTTATCAAAAATACTTTCTATCCGGCTTTCCGCTTGTTCCTGCGTAAGACTTGCGGCGTCCGTTATCTTATCGAGTATGCGTTGAATATCCGCGTTGAATTTACCCTCTGGTCGCTTTCCGCCTTTTTTAGGTTTTGCTTTTTTTAAAAGTTTCCCTATGTATTGTCCTAATGATTTTCTGTTATGTTCATCCTCAAGTTTCGCAATTCTGTCGAATAATGCCGGTAAGCCTTTATTGAATTTTTCGCGGGTATTCATGTCCCTTATCGTTGTTAAAAACTTGGCCTTATCCTTTGCGGGTAAACCGGAATTTTTAATAACGCCTATAGCGGAGTTTTGCACGTCCCTTATTTCGCGGCGTGTCATAACAACGCCCCGCTTAATCCCCTGCTGCATTGCTTTTAACCGGGACTTTAAAGCGCTTAACTGCGCGTTTTTATATCCGCCGGCGGTCATATCAATTTTACCGTTTTCGTCTACTATGCCCTCGCTTAATTTGGCGCGTTCCTCATTAAGACTCTGCCGCTCATTTGCAAACGTGTCCCCCTCCGTCATAGCTTTTTCTATATCGGAGTTTAACCGCTGCCTTTGTTTTTCTAATGTGCCGTTATTCTTTTTCAAATCCGATATTTGTTCACGGTTCTTTTTAAGCGTGGTTTTCATTTCCGCCCTGTCGGATTCCGTTTCGGTGTCCTTTAGTTTTTTCTGAATCTCCGTATTTTCTTTTTCGAGTTCGGAAATCTTTTGGTTATTCTCATCAATCTGACTTTCTATTTTATTTCGATTCTCACGGGCTTTATCTTCCTTTTTTTGAGCGTTCTCTATTTTCTTATCCAAATCCCTTACGCTTTTATCTAACTCGCGTTCACGGGCTTTCTGCGTGTTCTCGTTTGCTTTTTGTTCGCCTTTGGCTTTTTCTTCCTCAATCCAAATATCATTGAGCTCCTGCAATTCCTCCGCGCTTAATTTCTCTTTTTTCCCTTTTTCGGTAAGTTCCTGTTTACGCCCCTGCTTGGTTTCCTTTTGGGAAATTGCGGCGGAAGTCTTTGCAAGCTCCTCCCTTACAAGTCCCTGATAGTCTTTTTCCGTTTGGATATTTTGCTTTAGTGATTCAACATGCGCCGCCTCATCCTCCGTCAAATCTGTTATACCGTCCCATTTAGCAAGTTCTTTTTCATACTTATTCATACTTGCCTGACTTTCTTTAAGCTCCGCTTCCAATTCACTTATTTGCGCGCTGCCTTCCTCCGCTGTATCGAAAGCTATACCGCTGCCGCCTTCCTCCATTGTTACGCGTCCCTGTAAAGTAAAGTTACCGCCTGTAATCACTTCCTTACCTTCTGCATGATCTTGTAAGTTCTTAGCTATTTCTTCTTTTGTTCCGACTTCAAAATTTCCGCCTTCGTTTTTTACGCCTCCAACTTTAGCATTCATAACATCAAACGGAGTGGAAAAAGCGCCCATTAAAAGCATTGCCGCTGCTGTCTGCGGTCCTGTTTTTGTTATTATGTTTTTCCAGTCTTCTGCTGTAGGTTTAGCGCTGTCCACACTGTCCGCCTGTGCTGCTAACAGTGTCATTGCGTTATTTACAACATCCTGTATCATCTCGGTGGAAGTTTCCGCCCCGATTCTTTTGAAGTATTCCGTTGTTGCTTTCGTTAATACGGATCTAAAGGTGGCTTGCATTGCAGGGCTTTTTTTCATTCCGTCCCACAATAATTTTGCGGCGGCCTTTTTTGCTGCACCTTTAACCGGCGCCGTCATAACTCCGAAGCTTGCCGTTTCTAAAACGCCGTCTAACAGTCCCCCCGCTAAACTTGTAGCCATAGCCGTTTTATGGTCAATCCCTTTTTCCCTCATGTCAAGGTATAGGTTTCCGCCCTCTACTTCCATAGATTCCGCAAAAGTCCCTATAAGCATTCCGTTATTGACGCCCTCAATTACACCGGCTACTATACCTGCTCCGCCTCCGGCGGCTGTTCCCGCTCCGGGCGCAACAGAACCGGCAGCCGCCCCCGCCGCCATGTTTTTCCCAACTGCGACAGGTACGGTAACCGCAGACGCAACCGCACCCTTTTTCATCCCGCCCCAGTAAAAGGGCAGCATTTGGGCGGATTCACCTATTACCGTTCTGAAAGGGTTTTGCTTAAATTTAGCAAAGGAAAATTCCGGCACCTGCGTAATTCCGTACTTATTCAAAATCTCTTGATGTCTGCTAAAAGTGGCCGTCTTTGCGTCTTCAACCGACATCTTACCGAACATAACATCCCTCGCAAGCTGCGCCCTGTATTGCGTAAGATTTCCCAAATCCATTTTTACGCGTGTTTCATCCCAAATGGACGCGGGTTTTTCTGTAACGTCATAAGGTTTTAAACTGTCAAAATCCGGCTGCTGCGGATTCCTGTAACCGCTTTCGTCTACCGGCTGTAAACTCCCCCAGTCTATACTGTCATCATAGTTTTGTACTTCCCCGTTATTGCCTGTGCTGTATTCCGCTGTTCGGTTTTCGGAGGAGGCATTATAGCTTACATTTTCGTTATACTCCTCTGCCGTTTCCGGTAAAGGCGGCAAGGTATCGTTTTGTACTGATAACTGTTCTATGTCTATTTCTTCAAGTTGTAATTCTTCCATACTTACCTACTTTATTATTTCGTACCTTCCGCCCGGATATACCTTTACTACTCTGCCGTTCTTATCCTTCATGACCCTGCCGCTCGCAGGAATATTATTCAATTGCGGATTAGTTCTGCGGCGTTGATCCGATATTACTTTGTTGCATAAATTCTGCGCCTGCTGCGCTGTCATTTCCTTACCCTGCTTATTTTCTAACTGCTCCGAATATTTGACAAAATCCACTATCATATTGTTTATAGCATTTGTCCTGTTTTCTTTTCCGGCATAGGCCTTTTCCGCAAAGTTATAAATAGCAAGATATGATTTGCTGTAGTTATCTTTCCCGGACATTTCGCCTTGCGGCATACCTAAAAAGTTTTTTCCCATTTTCCGAATCCGTTTTACTTTTGGCTCATTAATTTTAGACATGTAACTGGAATATTCTTTAGCGGTTAAATACTGCTTATTAGCCTCTACCGTATTTTGGAAAGAAATAATGTCCTTTAGTTCTGCCTCCGGGTCGATCTTCCCTTTTTTCGTAATCTGTCCTAACTCATTTGTGATATTGCTTAAAGCTGTATTCCTGCCTGCTTGATAGTCTTTTTTCTCTTTCCGCTTTTCACTGCTTACAGCTTGATTAACAAGTGAAGTTAAGGGCTTTCCGCCCATTGCCATGATTTTATTATTATCCGCAACGGCGTCGGATATAGTGTATTCACCGTTAGCAGACTTGATAATCGCGTTTGTTTTAACATCAAAAATAGACATCATATTGTCCATACGCTCTTGTTTTTCTTCCGCCCTTTGTACGGTTAAGGCCATATTCCTGTATTTGTGTTTTACTTCCGGGCTTAGATAAGAATCCAACGCACCGCTGTCAAGCGTTGCAATGCACTTCCCATGTTCGCTCCTGTCAAGCATACCTAACAGATACGCCTCCGCGATTCCGCTTTTTGCTTTTTCGATTTCCTCCGGGCCTTTAGCTCCGTAAGTGAAGTTTATTAAATCCCCAAAGTTCATTCCCGTATTATCGTCTTGAGTGTCCGCAAAACCCAATGCCTGCGAAATCCCGCTTATGTCCGTTGCCCCCGCCGCTATGTTATAAAGCTGCCCGAATATATTTTGAATTTTAACTTTCGAGTTTGCTGTGTCTTGAGCTAGATACCAACTATCAACCTCGCTCATTTTTCCGCGCATACTGTTTGTAAGGATCCCCACCATTTTACTTTTAACATTCTCGCTAATAGATGTATCGTCTTTGACTTGATTCAAAAAACCCTGACATTCCCCTTGTATTACATCCCTGCCGCTTTTTGGATCATTCACATACTGTTGCTTATTTTTTGTAATCATATCCCGCGTTTGGGTTTCAATGTCCATTGTCTTTTGGTAAGCGGTGAGAGTGTCGTTTATATCTTGAATTTTATCTCGGGAGGCCTTAACGTCTGCAGCTTTTTTCGCAGCAAGATTAAAGGCCCCGCCTGCCAATGTATCCGCGTCTTTTTTGATAATGCCCGCAAGCTCCGCGCCGGATGTATCTATAGCAGGCATTATCCCTAATGCTGACGCTAATTTATCTTGTACATAAGGATTTACTTTAGCCACTTTTTAACCTCCTACAAACTCGGCAATGTGCCGGAATATCCCGTTGACGACGAACCCGTGCTAAATATATTCGGTGTCCATCCGGTTAGATTATTTCCGCTGCTTGCCGTTTTACCTGCGGAACTCCACAACCCTTTTTGCGCCCCGCCTAAATAGGTAGAGGCTACTGTAGTTATTGCGTCTGCTGCTCCGCCGATTAATGCCGTTCTGCCGCTTTTAAACGACGCATTAGCTTCCGACGTGTATTTATTTACTTGCGCTGCACCCTGCGCCTTTAGAGCGTCTACTTCTTCCTGTCCTAAGGTCATAGTTTCATACAGAATCTCAAGCGGTGAGCCGGAACTCGTGTCCATACCGTTTTTACTCATAGCCATAACTTGACGGGCCGCCGCTTTATCTATTTCGCGTTGTTTCTGTTTTACTGCTAACTGATTTTCATACTGCGCGATTTGAGCCTGCCTCATATAAGCAATGCCTTGATCTGTTGCAGCGGAATTACTTTGTATCCCTTTTACTATTGACGCACCGGCTGATATGGCCGTAAATGCTACTAGCGCTCCTGTTGCCATTATTTTACCCTCGCCCACATGTTTATATCTTCACCTGCCAAACCGTATTTTCTTAAAGTCCCTTCTTTTTCGAAGTTAAGAAATTTCAGCCATCGGTTATGCAGCTTATCATCCGCCGCCTGTATTTGTACGCGCCCGTAATTATCAAACATACCGGAATTGTAAATAGCATGCTTTATACACCTCGCAAACGGTATCGGATATTGCGACAGATATTTTGACGGTAAAACAAATAACTCACATACTCCGGGCCACAAATCCAAACTTCCCATAATAGCAAGTATCCTGCCGTCATATACAATTGTCCCCGCTATCCGGCTTGTTTCCCAAATAGCCATAGCCCGTTTAAATTCCGGTCTTTCGCAAACTGTTTGCTTTTCATAGTCCCGGATTTCCATAACTTCTAAATGTTCTTTTTTAAAGGGAATTACTTTACTCATCTACTGTTTCCATAAATACATCTATCGCCTGTATAGTACAGGGTAAGGGACTATCCTGTACTACATACGCATATTTTCTGTTTTCCGTCCGGTCGTCGTAAATCTTATACTTTGAGCCGGAAAATAACGGCTGCGGTCTGTTTGTTCGACTTCCGACGTTTCTGAAATCAATCTTTGTAAGATTGTATAAATCCGTCCCAAACTTAACGCCTATTGTATTCAAAAATTCAAAAATAACTTTGTAAGCATTTCTCGGTTTATTCTGCGCACTGCCGGATGTTCCGCCTATATTAAGATTGGTACTCTTTAAAAGCCCCCTGTAGCCATACCCTACATGAACTACATCCGCCTGCGCTTTAAGTGTGATTTTGCCGTTACTTACAACGCAATCGGGATGTAGCGCCCCGTCAGTAACAACCTTGACGGTTTCCCCCTCAAGGTGATCTAATCCGCTTATATTCGCTGTAGTCAATGACCAACTTCCGGGCGCAAGGCTTGTTTTATCAAAGTCCTTTAAAATTTTGCACCTTACTTTTTTAGAGTTTACGAACTCCACTATTGAAGCTCTGCCGCTTCCTACCCCGCTATCATGAATGCGCCATATCTGACGATCCAAATCATCCGAATCGAATATAGCTACAGAGGATGTAAAGTAAGCTAACTTAACCCCGTTATCCATAGTAACTACATCCCCTATCGTTATAGTAGCATTATTATCAGTACCCGCTGTGCTGCCGTCGTATGTCAGACTGCTGTCTAAATGACATTCTAATTTTTGGCGCTCGAATAAATCGTTATTAAATTTTTCTAAATCGTCTTCCTTACCGTATTCGTCGGTATAAAAATCCTCCGGTGTCAAGAAATTTTCAAAGTCGGTAAGATATTCAACATACCGCCTTGTCTTTCCGTTAATCTTTCTTTCCACTATAAGCCATAATTGATCGTGGTTTACGTCGCGCGGCATTATTCCGCAGCTCAATACCTTTACGTTGTTTCCGCCGATTGTAAACCTCTGCCACCCGGATACTTCCTCTGTTTCATGGTACGTCAGGCCAATTAATTTCCCGTTTCGTTTTGGAATACAGATTAAATCCGGGCGCCCGTGCATATAAGCAATTTCACGACATCCGCCTAATGTTATCGTATCCGCTACCAAATTTTTATCGACGGATTTATACGAATCGTATACAAGGTCGTATTCCAAACATCTCAAAGTTAATGCACCTTTTTGGAAATAAAAAAGCATATTCCCTTTGGGGATAGGCTTAATTCCGGCACAGCCGTCGGAATCAATAGGCCTTGCAATTGGCAGCGTTTCAGCGCTAAATGCGTTATCATAACCGTCGGAGGGTACAATTCTCAATAGCCCGCTTTCCGTTCCCGCAAGAAAATATCTGTTATTTACAGCAAGCCACTTAATGACAATAACCTTACCGTTTGCTGCGGCAAGGTACATCTTTATTGCGTCATTTGCGAGTGTACCTGTTGTAAAGTCGTCATACCTTGACGCCCCTGATTCTGAATCCGGGCCGCGGCTCATAAGGATTAAATCCGGCTCATCTTCAAACCCGGCGTATATTAAACGCCCCGCTCCGTCGAAAGCAACGGCGCCCGGATATTTTCCGGCTCCTGTCATATAGTCGTTAGTTCTTGAAAATTCCTTAAACGTCCAATTCGTATGAGATGATCTCGTTAATTTTCTAGGTGCGTATTTCGGATGAACGATATACATAGTATCCGTGTTTTGCGTATAGTCTATCTTTTGAAGATAGTCCATAATCTCATCATCCGATAGATTACTTACATCCGTATAAGGCGTTGCGACTTCTACAATTTTATTTAATACTCCGCCGGAAGTATAAGCCGTACCCTCTGTACTTACAGCGTTTCCGTCATTGTCGTATAACGCGAATGTATCAGTAGTAACGCTTTTAACGATATAAGATTTTCCGTTAAGTGTTTCCATGCCCTTAACCGAATTGATAAAAACTTCATCCTCATTAGAAAAGCCATGACCCGCACAGGTAACTACCGCCGGACTCGCCGCCGTTATACCGGTAATACTTTTATCGGAATGTACTATAATTCCGTTATCCTTATAAAACCTAAAATAACCGGGAGTACACTCGATTAAATAAGCCTGCTTATCCGAAAATTGAAAAGGCAAAAACCTCGCTAAAGCATTGCGTCTTGTAGTGCAAACAAAATGGGTGCCGGTTCTAAACTTCACAGGCCCCGTAGTTTCAATGATGAAATTATCTAACCTCTCACATCCGTTAGAATATACCTTAATATCGCCCCTTGCTTGAACAGAGGGCGCTAACTCACCGCCTACAAAATTTCGTAATGTATCATTAACCAGAGGCATTACTGTCCTCCTCACTTACAAACTTTACAGGCCTTGAATAATCTATTCTGTCATAAGACGCACGTCTGCGGGCGCGTATATATTTCGATACCTGAATACGTTTAGGCGGCCGCTCTTGTCCGTCGATAGAAACAATTTTTGCTTCCTCCCGTTCAATCCACCCTAACAGTCTTTCGATTGTAGTCTGCTTCTGCGTAAATCTGTATGCCATATTAACGGCTAAATGCAAGGATAACAGCTTAACAAAGCCGCTATCATACTTTGTTACATCCGTTACTCTTGCTATGTACTTCAATTCAATGGACGGCGCATTGTCGTTATTAAGCAAAATATACCCGTTTGCGTCGTCGAATTTAAGCCTGTTAAAATCCTCCCGCCCGTTAATAGCAAGCAGGCGTATAAAGTCCGACGGGATTTTATATGCGTCTGTAAAGTCAAAAGCCGGTGTACCTTGTACATCACGCGGGATTTCTTTTCTGACTACGGCAAAATTCCAAACATATTGACGCAGCAAATAATCAAGGGTATCATAGTACCAACGGGCGCATATCTGTTCGTTTTCCGTTGCCGGTGTTTCGATATTACCTACATCCGCCCGCTGTCCTAATAAGTCGAGTGCCTTGTTACATATATCAATAGGAGTTCTTGCCATATAGTCTTTTCCTCTTTTAAAAAAGGCGCGCTCTTTTTTTGCGCGCCTTTTTCCTACCCCAAATCTACTGTTTATCAGCCTTGAACGAATGTAGCAATTACTACTGCTGTTCCCGCTGCCGTAGCCGCAGCGTTAGCCTTTAGCCCGATTTCGTAACCGCAGTCCTTATCGGATTCCGTATGTCCTGCGAGTTCGTATATCTTTTTGCCGAGTGTATCAGTAGTCAATGCGGATAAGCCGTTTAAAGGCTTATCAATTGTTGTAGCCGTTGCTAAAGTCAAGCCGTCTGCCAAGACATCTGCGTCAATGACCTCGCCCTTACTTCCCTTATAGATACCTAAATCGTAATCGGTTCCGCCGGTAATTGCGTCGGTTATGATTTTAATATCAACCGGCACTAAGTTTGCTCCGACTTCAAAAAGTCTGTAAATAGCGTCTGCGCCGTCATCCGCTTTAACATTAACCTTTGCTATCGCCGTTACAAGTTTACTCCCGGCGATATTCAAGGCCTCGCACCTTTTTCCTTCTTCTACATTTTCGTTTGCATATTTATCAACTGCCATGTCTTTATTCTCCATTTATTTGCAAAGCGGCCGCTATTACACGGTCGCCGTTGTTGTAACTTTCTGAATGAGAGTACCTTCTGTACGAATAGCGCCCATTTCAACCACCATCTGAATCTGAGAAGTTTCGATATAATCTTTTCTTTCATCAATGCTTAGTTTTGGTTGGAGGCTGATTCCTACAGCAATACCTCTTGTCGACGCAGCGACGCATGATCTGATATTAGAGCTGTCAACTTCTAACATTGGGTTCTTCGTTTTTCCTGCGTACTTAATCAGATCAAAACCCGCCGCCTTAGTAATGACGCCTTGATCTATAACATACTGGTGAGAGTAATCACCGGAAACTAACTTAGTTTCAGACATCAAGTCAGTATGCTCATCACCGGCAATTGCCAAGAAGAAAGTTTCCGGCATATCATTACCTACATCGGCGTCAATAAAATTCTGTCTAATTTCAAGCAATTTGTCATAGGTCAAACCGCTTGTAGCGTCAACAACTTTAACGCCGTCATCTGTTGCTGTTACTTCCTTATCAAAATCGCGTCCTGTCCATACCGGCGCAAATGCTGCCTCTAATGCCAAGCGGTCGAATCTTCTTTCGATACCCATGACAATAGCCTGCGCGTATTTATTTTTCGGATCGGTCAACATACCGCGTACATCCGCCGCGTCAATAGGAATTGTAACCTCAAATCTTCTGCGCGGAATCTTGCGTCTTAAATGTTCAATATCCGTAAACATTACCGGTTGAATACGCCCTTTTACTTCTCTCGCTTCAACTGTTCCTATACCGTCATAAGCAGCCTGATCGCCTGATAAAGGTACGATTTCAACGTAAGGTCTTAAACGCGCCTTACACTGTTGTGCCTGTAAATGAACGGTATCCATAAATTGCGTAATTAACGCATTATCAATACTTTGTCCCATGTTCTTTACCTCTTATTTTTGTGTTCGACAATTTCGGTAAACGCTACCCGCACAACGGACGTAACCTGTATTTTACGAAAATACTTAACAGATATTCTTAATATCATCAAGCGGATCTATAAGACTGCCCGCTAATTTCATTATTTACTTTTTTTCATAAAAGTGCAATACTTTGTAACGTTTTAATTAGTTTCCCTAATATCCCTTAATTAGCGTAAAGGCGGGATATTTTCCCGCCGTAAAAACACACTATTTAAAGTTTTTGTATATGTCCTCAACCTTTTGTTTCTGTAATGAATAGTTTGGATCAAAAGGACTCATTGAATGGAGCTTAGCGAGTTCCTTTTGCGCCTCCTCCCTTAAACTTTCTTTAGATGAACCAGACGCACCGCCTTGCAATACCGTTAAATCATCAGCGGATATATACTTATCCGAAACCCCTTTTAACACGCTTGCCATAATAATAAGATTCTTATTGTCCATTGTTTCAAGCGCCGGTTTTAATTCAGGCGGTGTAAATTCGGTAATTAAGGACTTTGCCACGTTCTGCACTTTTTCCCTGTCAGCTCCCCATGTCTTATTTGCGAGTTCCTCAAATTCCGCGTCAGATATTTGCATGGCTTTTTGCTGCTCCGCTACTTTGTCCATAATATCCTTATGCGTTTCAATCATGAGTTTGTCATACCCGTCATTAAGAATTTTAGCCTGCTGCGGTGTTAGTCCGGCGTCATAAAACATTTGCTTAACCTTAACATCCATATCGTCGTTATGCAAGGCTTTATACTCCTCCGGCAATCCTTCTTTTGAGATAGTATAAACGTCGGGACTTCCTACCCCGATTCTGTTACGATACTCATCCCAGTCTTTGGTAGTCGCATTTTCACCCGGAACAAACGACTTTTTACCAATTAAAGATTCCATATTATCTATTTTCTCAAACATTTTTTCAGGGCTTGTTAATTCCTGCATAAATCCTTTATCCGCATAATTTTTCCCGTAAGTAGTTTTAAACTCCTCAAAGTTAAAATCAGACGAACCTGTATCAGATGAACCCGTATCAGATGTCCCGTTTCCTCCTCCTATACTTCCGCCTAATGCCGCATTTAAGGCACCGCCTTCCATTACGCCCGTACTCCCGCCCTCCGGGCCTTCCGCAAAATAACAAGGGCCGATTACTGTCATAAGTCTTTTTTTAAGCATTTGTTTCCTCCTCTAATTCGATTTTTCGCAAATTCTCTTTACTCAATAACTTGCGTATTCTTATGTACACATCTTTTCTCGCTTCGTTATAAACCGAACCGACTGTATTTATTTCAAAGGTTTGCGGATTCATAACTAATGAAGTTTGCCCAAACCCGCAATCACGCATTAGGTATCTCAAAACCATTAACCCCGCCGGCGTTTCTGCCGTTGTATTAAAGGCTCTTTTAAGTTTTTCATTGGCCGCATGGGCTTTTTTAGTTTGTTCGTCTTTTGCCATATTATACCGCTTCTTTCTGTTGCATAGCGTTCATTTGCGCCACATTACGCCCTATTTCGCTCTGCTGCCTTGCCTGTTCTATTTGTGCTGCCTGCTCCAACTGTTTTGCTCTTGCGTCCCTAATATTCTTAACGGCTACACTGGATTTAATCAATTCCATAGGCGCGCCGCTTAATTTTGCTACTCTGCTCACTAAAGCGTCAAAATCTATGTTATCGAGTATTTCCGAGTTTATCGGCGCAATACCTGCCGCAAAATTCGCGGTTTCCATAATCCCCCTTAACTCCTCTGATTGCATTGTTCTTTTTGCAGGGGATAAGTATGTAAGTTCGTAAATGTCCTCGCCTCTTATCATTCGTTGCACAATTTCATCCGGGATGTACATGGGTTCAATCCCCTTAGCCATTAGTTCCGCCTCCTCTTTACTGCCGGCTACAACTCCCAAACGTCCTCTTTTCATGAGGATATTAAAAGTCCTGTTTATCATCGGGGTAATAACTTCATTCTCCTGTCTTGAATAAAAAGCCCCCAAAGACTGGCCGCGTAAAGCATTTCGTAATTGCGCCTCGCCTAATGTCATACGCTGTTCATTATTAAAGTCCAAAAGCCTGTCAAGATAGAAATGGTTGTTAATATCCTCTTTAAGCGTATCAATATGCGTATAAGAACTTTGCAGCTCACCAACTGTATACAGCGGTTCTATCGGCTTTCCTGCGTTCAAACGTCCCGTAACGGAAAAGACATTAACAGATCCGGCGGAAGTGTCAATATTACCGCCGCCTAATGCTCCGTCATCATACACCGCCAAAGGCGGATCTAATTGCTTTTCTGTAGCAATAGATATAGCTTCTCTTACCGCGTTGATTTCTAATATATCAGCCATTGCCACCATAGCGGGGGAACGCCCGTAAATCTCGCCCGGAACTTTGGAAAACCTGCCGACAAATACCGGCATTTCTTCAATACCGCTTTCCTTAATGATTTTTTTAGTGCTGAGTGCAATATGAATTGACGCTACAGGCATATCTTTAGTACCCTTTTTACCCGGATTTCTTTCCAGTCGCGGCTCTATAACATGCAGGATTTTCAATTTATTTTCTACATGTCCGTTATCGTAATCTTTCCTTGCAGGGGCCGGCAGATTCTCATATCCGTAAACCCTTACCGCATTTCTGACTGTCATTTCAACTTCTGAAAATATCGTATCAATAAAACCGTCCGGGCCTTCATCTACGTACATGTTCTTTATACCCCATGCCTTATAACGCACAGGTACCGTATTATCTTCCTCTTTTTCCTCCACATAAACGCCGCTTATACCGAATGCACCTTGATCCGTCATGTACTCGTCTAAAGCTGTCTGCAATCCGGCACGGGTATTATCCATAACTGAATACATTTGGGCATTAACATACGCAAAATATTTCTTTATTTCCTCCGTGTCAGCCATATCCCAAGTACGCCCCACACTAAAAGTACGCGGACCATTAGGCCAAATATTATTAACCATAACGTTCGCCATAATTCCGTTAGCGCGTTGCGCAGTGTTGTCAAAAATATCCTCATCCGCAAAAATCCCCGCATTAGGTACGCCATGACCGTCAAACTTTCTGTTATACACATATTCGCTGATAAGGTCGTACAAAGCATTAAGACTGGACTTATTGCTTTTTAATTTGTTAAATCTTTGTATTATGTTATCTACCCTTGTATTAGCCATAACGCACCTCCCTCCTGTATCTTAACTTGCTAACAATGACCTGCGGCCAACCGTCGCATTTCCGAGTACACCGCTGCTCGAATCCGTACCATATAATGCTAAAGAACGCCGCGCCGTACTTGAACTGGTACCCGAGCTTTCCGTACTTGCCGTTTCGCTTGTGGAACTCGTTGAACTATTCGACGTACTCGCGGCTAAGGCGCTTGCGGCTTTTTTAGCCCC